CCTCTATAGAGGCAGGAACGACCCAAGGTGCCACTGACGTTCTAAACGGCGCGACTCGCTCTGCTGATGGCTACTACGTTGATAGTTTTGCCGCATCTGGAACCTCGACGCATTTTTCTTTCTATGACTACATTAGCGGAAGATCGGCTGGAAACTTTCAGTTTTTGCCGTGGGTTTCGGCTGCTCGGTGCGTACTAGTTAACGGCTCATCGCAGACGGGAAATAAACTTATCGTAGACGGATTACCGACATCGACGAACGGAGTTGCCCGAGCCGGCGATTGGTTTGAGGTTAACGGAGAGTTAAAGAGGCTAACGGCCGACCTTAACTCGGACGGCTCTGGCAACGGCTATATGATCTTCGAGCCTTCTCTTAGAGCCTCTCCTGCTAACAACGCTCCTGTTATTTTCCGCTCCCCGATGGGCAAGTTTCTTTTCGCAGAAGATTCCGTCTCATACGATACTCGTCCCGGCATTATTTCCGATATTGAGTTAAATCTTGTTGAGGATGTGACATGAGTCGTTTTGTTTCTGCGACTAATGAAACAGAATCTGAAAAAACATCGATAATTGCCATAGTCATGGCAGACTTAGACTTCTCCTCTGGCATTGTTCGCGTACATGACGGCATTGGGACTATCGTATCTGGGGCCAATACTTATAACGGCGTGGGTAGCCTCGGCGATATCGACGTTATTGACGAGAACATTGACATCGTAGCGAGGGGAATAAAACTTACGCTTTCTGGAGTTGACTCGTCTTTTATTACTCCTGCGATGACAGAGGTTTATCAGAATAGACCTGTTACGCTTTACCTAGGATTTATAAATCAATCTACCGGCGAATTGGTCGCTACTCCAGAAACGATCTGGGAAGGCCGAATGAACCAAATGACCTTTAAGATCGATAAGGGTAGCGCGGTGATTGAATTAACTTGTGAGCATCGCCTTCGTAGAGAGCCTCGCGTTGCTCGATACACGAATCAAGATCAGTCGGTTATTTTTTCTGGCGACAGGTTTTTCGACTTGATCTATGCGATCCCCGGATTCGTGGCGAAGTGGGGGTTTCGCGATTCCTCGTATAGCGGCGGCGGTGGAACCCCGATAGATCCAAGCAGAACCCCAGAAAAGTTAAAATGAAACGCAGATACGATTGGGCATCTCAGATGCACTCTGTTATCGATGCTCATAAAGACAAATCTTTCGAGTGGGGTCAAAACGACTGCTGCCTATTTGCATCTAGGGTGGTCGATGCGATGTGCGATTCTTCTTTTGAGGAAGAATTAAAAGAAAAGTATTACGACGAGCAATCTGCCATGGACTATATAAATAGTTCAAACGGCATTAAGACCGCTATAGAGTCTCATTTGGGTATCGCTAGTAACGGCAGACCGAAAAGAGGAGACGTTATCCTCTTTGAGAACGAAGGTCGAGAAATTTTAGGCATTTGCACAGGGACGAGAATAATTAGCATGGCTACTAATGGTCTCGCCGAGGTCGATCGTTCTTCGATAGTTTGCTACTGGAAAATATAAAATGGCAAACGTAATCCCTCTTGGTATCCAGAAAGCACTTGCTGTTTTTTTTGCATCTACGGTAGGCAAGATCGTAACGACAATCGCTGTCAATGTGGCGATTAACAAAGTTACAGAGGCTATTGCTGGAAAGCCGAGGATAACTAAGCAGCCTGTAGACATCGAATACAGTGGCACGGTAGAGCCTCGTAGAATTATCTATGGAGAGATGCTTGTCTCTGGCATCAACGTGATCCCACCTCTAACTTCTGGCTCGACTAACCAATACCTGCATCAAGTCCTAGCCGTTGCTGGTCACGAATGTAATCAACTCGGTACGGTTTATTTTGACCGCGCTAGCGTAGGAACTATCTCATCTGTAACCGGAACCGATAACGACGGTAAGGTTACATCTGGAACTTACAACAATAAGGCGTGGATCAGACGGTATACGGGAACCGAAACGCAGACCGTAGACTATAAACTCACGACTGCCTTCCCTGTTCAATGGACTAGCAATCATCGGGGTCGAGGCGTTGCGTATATCGCATTGACTTACGAGTACGACGAGACGATTTATAAGACCGGAAAACCGGAAGTAACTTGCTTGGTGCAAGGAAAGAAGATATACGACCCACGCCTAGACTCTACGCAAACAGGAGGCAGCGGTTCGCAGCGCGTAGATGATCCTTCTACGTTTGCTTACTCATCAAACCCTGCCTTGTGCCTTGTCGATTACTTGCTTTCTACTCGCCTCGGTCTCGGGGAGGATACAGACCGAATCGATTGGGCGTTAGTAATGGATGCGGCTGATATCTGCGATGAGTTAGTTAACATCCCAGGAAGCACCACGCAGAAACGATATACCTGTAATGTAGTGCTTACCGCCACAGATAGATTTGAAGATAACATCCAGACCCTATCGCAAGCGATGTCGGGGGTTTGTTATTACTCTGGTGGTAAATGGAGAATCTATGCCGGTGCATGGTCATCCTCTGCCTTCACGCTAACGGATGACGATTTAGTCGAGGGCGGCATACAGGTATCAACGGCCTTCCCATACAATCAGCGATATAACTCTGTTCGCGGTCAGTTCATCGATAAGGATAGAAACTGGCAACCGATGGAGTACCAGCCAGTTATCAATACGTCTTATGTAAGCGCAGACGGAGAGCAAATCTGGATAGAAACAGACTTTGCCGCTTGTACTAATGAATACGAAGCACAGCGACACGCAATCCTGCTTTCTCGCAGGAGTCGTAACGGGCAAGTTGCAACCGCTCGATGCGGAATGTCGGCCTACAAGATCAGACCTTTCGAAACAGGCACGGTCACGTTCTCGGAAATAGGCTGGACTAGCAAAGCAGTTAGGTGCGAAGGGTGGAAATTTGACCCTACAGGCGCAGTCGAATTGATTCTAAGAGAAGAAGCCTCAACCGATTGGAGCGATCCGTTAGTAACGGATTACGAAACGCCTACTAGCGTTACAACCCCAACGCCATCGACCTATACGCCCGACCCGCCGACGAACTTAACGGCAAGAAATCTATTCTCTGGCTTTAATCTGTCGTGGACGGCCCCTGCATCATTCCCTGTAGGCTCTCTATACGAGGTCTACGAACACACATCGGTTACCCCCTTCTCTAGCGCAGTAAAGATTTGGAGCGGTAACACTACGTCAGTATTTATCCCTAAAACGGATACGACTACTCGTTATTACTGGGTCTTGTTAAGGGCGAATACAGGGGTTGCCTCGACTCAAGAGCCTTCGGTAAACGGCGTAGCGGCTGCGGCTAACGATCAGCCTAGTTCGCTTTCCGCTTCTGTGTCTGCATCCTCGGTTAGCAAAACAGGCACGGCTGCTAGTTTGACCACGGCATCTGTAACCGTAACCCCTATCGGCGGCAGTACGCCCTATACCTATAGTTGGGCTAGAACAAGCGGATCGTCCTCTATCGCTGCGGATAGCGCGTCTGCTGCGACTACTACGTTTACGGGAACATCTCTCGCCTCGGGAACGACTTATAACGCAGTCTTTACTTGCACAGTAACGGACAATGCGGCTGCAACGAAAACGGTAACAGTTAACGTAGAGATTATTAGATCGTCTATGTCGGCATCTGCATCTCCGTCTTCGCTCTATGAGTTAAGCACGGTATCTTCTGGCACTACAGCATCGACGACGGTTTCCGTTACTGGCGGCACATCTCCATATACCTACTCTTGGGCAAAAGTCGACGGTGATACGTTAACTGTAAATAGTTCGACTGCTGCTACGACTACCTTTACGAAAACCGGAATGAATCAAGGCGATTCTTATACGGCAACATATCGATGTACGGTTACAGATAGCACGGTTGGCACTCCGTTAACGGCAACGGCAGATGTAATCGTAACTATAGAACGAGAGGCGGCGACTGGCCCAATTCCATAATTTTAACTTCGGAGATATTGAGATGAGTGCATCACAGAGAACGGCAGATATAGCCGCAGGAACATCAGTTGCCGCAGCAGGAACGAGTTGGCTTGCAAGTGCTAACGAGATCGTTGCATTCATCGCGGGAATAATCGCAATTATTGCCGGTATTGTTTCTATAGCC